CCCATCGCTCGCCCAAAACAGGTCGAGACGATGCCGTGAAGCTGGATTGCACCAGCTGTTAATGCATAACTGTGCTGCAGAAGGTTGAACGGCATGAACTTGGGCTGGCTGCGTGAGGCAGAGTACCGCCAAGACGAATGACACCACCAGTCGAAATGCACTTCCGATCTTGTCAGCAGTGGGGTTGATCCTCTGCGTGTTTGCTTGGCACCGACGCGAGACGACGCTCAATGGGTGCGTGACCCTGACTTCTTCCATCCGTTCCTCCCTCGATCTTTTCGGATGCGGCCAGTGCGGAAATCGGCCGCCGTATGCTTTGGTTCAGAGCGTCGCGCGCACTAGGTGACCGGCATGGCACGCACCAGGTGCGTAGCGACGATAGCTGCGCTGGCCCCTCCGCCTGCCACTGAGCAAATCGACCTCGGCGACGCTTGCGGCGACTACTCCGTCAGCAAATGCAGGCGCCCATTTCCTTGAACGGGTCACCGATGGAATTGATGCGCTCGCAGGTACCAACGATGCGGAAACACAGTGCAGCGTTGCCGAGCTTTGATAGCTAGATTGCCAGGGGTGCGCCCGCCGAAATAGCGCCATCTTCTCGATGAAGAGATCGCTTGAGGAATGCGCGGGCGCCCTCCTTACCTGCAGGCGGAACTCCGCCTCTTGCGTGCTCGCTGAATCCTTCAAACCCGCTCCCGTTCGGTTCGATGTTCTTGCTTGTGCAGGCCAGTCTAGCCGACAGAATTCGGACGTCAACATCCCTCTTTGGATGGGCGACACACGCCTGCAACAATCGTCGACTGTGGCGAGACGCCACGCCACAAGTCTGTCAAGAATGACGGCGGACGGCGAAACGGGCATGCGCGCTGACGCTGCCATGCGCCAGCCCCCGCATTCGCAGTCGCTCAGTGCAACTAAAACGTTCTGCCCTGACTCACGATCCGATAGACCGTTGAGCGTGCCAGGCCAAACAGCTGCATCAGCTCTTTGATGTTCCGCCCGTTGAACATCTCCCGCACGCGCTCATCGCGCGCCGACTTGTCCGGCGCCGGCACGTAGACATCGTCGCCACCGAACCGCGCCCGCATGCCCTGCACGATCTCGTGTGCGATGGCGCTGGCCCACGGCTCCTGGAAGGCCAGGTCATCGCGCAGGATCTCGGTCATGTCGAACACCCACTGCGTGGCGGCGTCGGCCTTGATCTCGTGGGCATCGGGACGGGGTTGCTGCTGGTGCTGGAAGGTTTGTTGGCTCACAGGCGGCTGCTCCAAGAATCGCTGACGATGAAAGAGTTCGGGACAACGGGACGGACGGCGGGTGGACGAGCTCGAGGTAGCGGAGGTGGTGCCGCGGCCACTGCACTCGGTTGTGCAGACGTCTGCACTGGCGCCGGATCGCTTCCCGCATTCGGGGCGGGTACCCCGCCGCCGGCGAACAGGTCCGGCTCAAGCCCGGCTTCCAGCCGCGCCCACAGCTTGTCGCTGAGCGTGTGCAGCCCGAGCATCTGCGCGCAGAACAGCGCGTACACCGTGCAGTCCAGCTTCTCGTTGCGCTTGCCGGCCGGCTTCAGCCAGCGGTGCTCTTCTCCCCTGCCCGTCTTCACCAGCATCCGGCTCTCGGCCGTCAGCTGGTCGTAGAACTCGGCTGTCAGCTCACGCGCGAAGTGCACGTAGCCGGGCCCCGGCTGACTGACCTGCAGCCGGCCGTAGAGCAAGTCCTTCGCGGTGTCGGTGCCGACGTGCCACAGCCGCACACCCTTGCGGATCGTCTTGCCACGCTCGTTCACGTCGACCAGCACGCTCGCGCTCTTGATCGGCCGGCCCAGCCGCGTCTCGCCCTTCACCGCGTACAGGTTCTGGTTCGGCCGGTTGCGCACGAAGACGTAGCACTGGTGGGTGAAGTGGCCGCCGGTGTCGATCGCCACCGCGTCGGCCGACATCTCGACGCCGCACACGTGCCGGTAGGTCGCCTTGATCGCCGGATCCAGCTTCAGATCCCATTCCCGCTGGTCAGCCGGGTTGCCGTAGATGACCAGGTCATCCACCACCCACATCTCCTCGCCCCGACCGAAGCCCCACACCACCAGCTCCCAGCGGTCGCCCTGCACGTCCACGCCGATCGCGAGCTTCACCGCTCCGCGCGGCACCGTGCGGAGGTGGTGGCCGTGCTTGCCGCGCAGCGCGAGCTGGCTGGCGTCGGTCTTCTCCAGCTCCTGCTCATAGGTCTCGCCGCGCGTGGTGTTGATGAAGGTTTTGAGGTCGCTGTCGTCGCCGGCCTGCGCCTTCTTCGCGGCCGTCAGCCAGTCGCGCACGATGCTCACCCAGGTCGCCTGCGGGCTGTAGGCAGTCCAGCAGAAGAACGCCACGTGCTTCGGCGGGCTGACCTCCTCGTCCGCCGCGTTCCTGAAGCGCAGCTGGACCGGGTCGCGCTCATCGATCCACAGCCCATCCTTGGCCTTCCACCGACCACGCCATGCCGCCAGGTACTCGGCCTGGGTAATGCACGCGCCGCAATGCGGGCAGACGTGGTGCGCAGTCTCCGGGTCGCCGTCCGTCCACTTCATCCCGTGCCGGGCGTCCTTGCCGCCCCAGTCGAGCGCGTGCTCGTCATCGCAGTGCGGGCAGCGAATGAAGTACTGGAAGCGCGCGTCCGCCTGGTGCTCGCGGTCCTCGATCAGGCTGAAGCCCTTGAGCTTCGGCGTGCTTCCCGCCACCGACTTTGGGAAGGTCGCGCCCTCGATGCGCTTGTCGCCCAGCCGGAAGGCGCTGCCCTCCTTCTCGATGTCGCGGTCGAAGCCGTCGGTCTCGTCGTAGTAGACGCAGTCCACGGTGATGCGGCGGTAGTTCTTCGCGGCCTTGCCGCCGCGCAGGTGGAGCTGGCAGCCGAGGAACCGCTTCTTCTTGATCGTGTTGTCCTTGGACTTGCGGTTGAACTTCGGGAACACGCGACGCATCACCTTCACGTCGCGCAGCATCGGCTCCAGCTCGGTGGTGACGAAGTCATCGCGGTCCTCGTCGGTGGGTTGGTACACCGCCTGGTTGCGCCGCTTGTGCTCCGCAAAGTAGCCGATGGCCGCGAGGAAGATCTTGGTGTAGCCGGTGCGCGCCGACTTCCGCCAGGTCACGTGCGTGATCTCGTCGTGGCCGATGCAGTCGGCAATGGCGACTTGGTACGGGTAGGCCTCCCAGCGGCCCTGCTCGTAGCTGCTCTCCTCCGACAGGTAGAAGTGCTCGGCCATCCACTGCGACAGCCGCATCGGCGTCGGAGCTTCGAGCGGGCGCAGACCGCGGCGCAGTGCCGCGTTGATCTCGTCGCGCTGCTCGGTGCCGAGGTCCATGAGCGACATCGGCCGCTCCAGCTCGACCACATAGTTCATGTCGTTCAAGCTTCGTCCTCCTCTTCGGGTTCTTCTTCTGCGTCCGCCAGCGTCATCGCCGCGGCGCGATTGCGAGCCTTCGTGACCTCCTCATCGAGGATGCGAAGCGCCTCGCCGGGCAGGTCCACGCGTCGGCGCACGCGCGGCACGAGGCCCTGCAGCAAGCTGCCCACGTCGCCGGCCATCTTGGCGAGCACCAGCTCGAGCACCGACACCGGCGCCAACTCGCGCCGGTTCACGGCGTTGTCCATCGCGACGCGGTCGGCCTGTTCACGCGCCAGACGTGCACGCTCGCGCGCCAGCTCGCCGTCGGCACCGCGGCCCGCTGCCTGCTCGCGCAGGTGCTTCGTGTAAGCGCGCAGCCAGGTCGCCGCCGGCTGGCCGGCCAGCAAGATGCCGCGCGCGAGCAGATCGCTGACGACTGGCTGGCTCACGCCGACCAGGTCGCCGAACTGTTCCTGCGTGACAGGGTGCGTGAGCGGCAAAGACAGCATGTCCTGTGGGTCTCCCATGGATATAACCCCCTTAGGAACGCCCCGCAACTGCGGTGCAAACGGGGTTCGAATTACCCTTGACCGAGGCCTCCAGGGAGGACCCGACTAGGGGGGTGGGGGGTGGGGTCGAGGCCTCGACCGCGTGCAGTTCGAACGTCATGCGCCCTGCCCTCCCGCGTCGAGCCCGAGCTTCGCGAGCTGTCGTTGCATGCGCTGCTCGTACAGCGGCTTGAAGCGCGTGTCGATGACGCGCTGCGCCGTGCCCACGAAGTCGAAGCGCTTGCCGTACCGCGTGCCGTTGACGAAGAGGAGCACCGGCTTGACCGCGCTGCCCGAGCTGAAGCGGTGCCGTGCCCACACGCCACGAGGCAGGTGCTGCACCTTGTCGCCGCGCTTCCACGATCCACGCCCCTGTCTCGACTCGCCGCCGTGCGCGACGAAGTACTCGACCTTGCTGCGCTTCGCCTTCGAGCGCTTGCTGTTCGTCGCGTTGGCATCGAAGCCCGCGAGGCTGAAGGCCTGCAGCTGGCTGAGGATCTGCACGATCTGGCCACGCCCCATGTTGCCGTATGCGTCGAGCTTGGCGCCCGGGCCGGGTACCGCGCGTTCGTTGCTGCGCATCAGGCCGGCGCGCACGAGGATCTCCTCGAAGCGCTTCAGCGGTCGGTTGCCGCCCTCGATCTGCGGCAGCAGGTAGTGCGCCCGCGTCGCGCCGTCCTTCAGCCAGACCGTCGCCTGCAGGGTGTTGCGGTTCGCGAAGCGGGTGTTCAGCGCCCGCAACGTGAAGGCCGTCGGGTTGTCGAAGCTCGACCGCATCGCGGCCACCTGCGCCTCGCGCACCTCCCGCGTCGTGTCGTTGATGGCCTGCGCCATCACGTTCGGGTGCTCCTGCTGCAGCTCGCCGAAGCTCTTGGCGATCTGGCTCGCATCGAAGCGGATGTTCATCTTGAGCATGTCGTCTCCCTCGGATTGCTCGCCGTTCAGTCCAAGCCGCCGCCGCGCTGCACCCGGCCGATGCTCTTGGCCGGAGCCGGACCCTCCCAGTCCGTGAAGCGCTGGTACGCGCCATCGAAGGTGAAGTTCAGCGTGTCGGTCGGCCCGTTCTTGTGCTTGACCACGTGTAGCTCGGCGTGCATCTTGTTGGCCTCGGTCGGGTTGCGCCGGTGCTCTCGGTGCAGCAGCCCGATGAGGTCGGCCGCGCCCTCGATGTCGCCGCTGTCGCGCAGGTCGCTCATCTGCGGCGGACCGGTGCGCTTGTCCGCCTCGCGGTTCATCTGCGACAGCAGGATGATCCAGACGCCGAATTCCTTGGCCGCCCGCTTCAGGCCGTTGGCGATCTTGCCCAGCTCCTGGTTGCGGTTGCTGCCGTCGCCTTCCATCAGCTGCAGGTAGTCGATGACGACCATGCTCAGCTTCTTGTGCCGGCGCTTCACCTGCTGGATCTTGCGGCGCACGTCCATGATGGAGAGTGCCGCCTGGTCGTCCATCGCGATGTGCAGCTTCCCGAGTGCCTCGACGCCTTCGGTCACGCCCTCCCACATGCTCTCCGGTGCGCGCTGCGGGTTGCGCAGGTCGGCGAGGTTCACACGCCCTGCCGCTGCCACGTGCCGGGCCGTCAGCGAGTTCAGGCTGTCTTCCTGGGTCAGCATCAGCACCTGGTGCTTGCGGCCCACGTTGCGGCTGAGCGTCAGGACCATGCCGGTCTTGCCCATGCTCGGCCGAGCGCCGATCACCCACAGCTCGCCCGGCCTGCCGCCGCCCGCGGTGCAGTGGTCCAGGTCCTTCAGCCCGGTCTGGATGGAGGTGGTCTTGCCCTCGTAGCGCTCGATCAGGTCGTCGACGAAGTTCACGACCAGCTCGCTGATGTCGCGCGGCTCGTTGCGCTCGGCCACCGCGTTCAGCGCCAGCAGCTTCGTGATCATCTGGTCGATCACCTCGTCGACCGGGCGCGGCTTGCCGTCGGCAGCGTGGGCACCACGCGAGATCTCGTCGGCGACAGCCGAGCCCAGGCGCATGACTTCCCGCTCGCGCCAGCGCTCGACGAGCAGCTCGGCGTGGCGTTGCGCCGCCCGGCCGCTCGCCACGCAGGACAGCAGCTGGTTCAGGTACACCATGCTGTGGTCGCCCTTGTCGTGGACGGTCACGAGGTCGGCCAGCTTGCCGGCGATCAGCAGCTCGCTGATGGTCTCGTAGATCGCGCGGTGGTCGGCCTGGTAGAAGTGCTCGGGCTTGAGGATCGTGCTGACCGTCTCGAAGGCCTGGTTGTCAAAGAGCAAGGCGCCCAGCACCGCGTGCTCGGCCTCCTCGCTGTGGGGTGCGCTGTGCGGGACGTTGAACGGGGCGGGACGGCGGCTCATGCGGGGGCTCCGGGATGGTGGTGGTCGTCGTGGCCCTGGTGGGCTCGGTCGGCCTGCTGGCTCTGCTCGCGCTGCATCACGGCCAGCGCCTGCAGTCCCTGGGTCGTGAGCTGGGCGCCCTCGCCCGGCTTGAGGAACCACAGCCGGAACCAGTTGTCGCGGACGCTATTGCGGAACGTCTGGCGCCAGTCGCGCTGCCGCTTGCCCTCGGCACGTCGGGTCTTGAACTCGCGCCAGTGCAGCAGCAGGATGTCGCGGTCGATGCCGACGGTCTGGCAGTAGTCGAAGACCGGGTCGGTGTCGGGTATCGGACGCTCGCTCTTCCGCCGGCACTCGGCGATGAAGGTGGCCAGGCTCACCAACGGCTTCTGCCTCGACTGCCGGGTTTCGTCCGGACCATCGATCCCGAGGTCTTCAGCCCCTTCAGGGGGTTGGGGGTTAGTCTTTTGTAGAGGTTCTCTTATGGTTAGGGGGCACGACGTGCCGGTCTGACCGGCATCTGGTGCCGGTTGGGGGGCACGTGGTGCCGGTTGGGCGGCATATGGTGCCGGTTGGGCGGCATATGGTGCCGGGCCGAATGCACCTCTCGCATGCACCTGGGCGGCACCTCGTGCCGGTTGACCTGCACCACGTGCCGCTTGACCGGCACCAGGTGCCGCCTTGGGGTGGATTCCGGGGGCTTCGGGAGCTTGTGGAAAGCCCGCGAAGGCGGCACGTGGTGCCGGTTGGTGCCCGGGGGTCCACCGAGGGCCGCGAGCAGGCGCCACAGGTGTTGCTTCGCCGTCCTCGACGGCATGGATGTCCTGCGGTGCGTAGTGGCCCGGCGTGAGCGTGTAGACGTTCGAGCGCATCTCGCCGGGGCTCACGCGCAGCAGTCGAGCCTCCTCCAGCCAGCGGATGGCGTTGCGCACCGCACGCTCGCTCAGGCACGTGCGCAACGCGATCGTCTCGACCTTGGGCCAGCAGAAGCCCTGATCGTTGGCCTGGTCGGCCAAGCTGATCAGGACCGCCTTCGGTGTCGGCGGCATGCGCAGTGGCCAGCAGTCGGCCATCAGGCGCGTACTCATCGGGCAACACCCTTCCCTTGCAGCCGTTTGGGCCGCAATGCGTTTTGTCGGTTCATGTGGAGGTGCGGGCGTCAGGCCCGCAGGTTGGAGGCGTGAGAGAGGCGGCCCACGCGTTGGGCGTGGTCGCTCTGGCAGTCGGGATCGCAGTAGCGAGCGGCGGGGTCGCAGCCCGAGTCGCAGTTGGCGCAGGTGCCGAGCGGCGCGCGGACCAAGTTCAGCGCCTGAGCCTCCTGCTGGGCGCGCAGTCGGTGGCGGACCAGGGCGGCCTGCAGGTACGCCGCTTCGCTGACGCTGACCAGGTCGTCTTCGCTCGCACGCTCCAGCGTGTCGCGGCCATCGTGGACGGTGATCGTGCCCGCGTTCATCAGCAGACCTCCCGGAAGGTCTTCGGGCGGCTGGCCTCGTTGCGCAGCCTCAGGGTGGTGAGCACCGCCTGGATGGCAGACACCAGCTCAGTAGCCTCGCGCTCGACACGGCGCAGCTCGTTGTCGGAGACCGCACCATCGGCCATCACCTCACCGACTTGGCTGATCAGCTCGGCGAACTCGCGCGCCACCCGCGTCACGCTCTTGAAGGTGTTGTCGTCGCTGTCGTCAGGGCACGGCGGCAGCGGTAGCACCATGCAGTGGCAAGCCATTGCGAAGGCGTTGAGGATCGCGTGGTTCTTCGTCAGCAGCGTGAGCTTGAGCGCGTCGGCCAGGCCGAGCTTGGCGGTCGCGTAGTTGGGATCGACTTCGTGGTTCAGCGTCGACGTGCTCTTGCCGAGCAGCGGTGCGAGCGCCGACGTGCCGCCGGGATGGTCGTGCACGAGGTTGAAGGCGGCGGTTTGGACATTCATGGCATGGGCCTGTGAAAGAGGCTATGGATGGACCGCGCACTGGTAGCCATACTGCGCACCAATGAGCGCACGAGAAAGAAACTGATGAGCGAGAAGAAGACGGAGGGGATGAGCGTCGAAATGGTGTTTGCGCAGGTGGGCGTCGAGTTCACCGAGATCGCGTCGCCGATGGGACCGATGGGCGCGCTGCAGGTGACGCTGACTGCACCAGCAGGCCAACCCCCTGCCACACTGGTACTCGGCGTACCGGCTGCGCGCCAGCTCGTAGCAGCGCTGCGAGAAGCGCTGTCTCTTCACACTGCCCGGCCGCCCTCGCGGCCTGAAGCACTGCAGTAGCTTCGGTGTGGGTCAGCATTTCGACGCCCCCGCTTCCGACGTACGAACGATGTCGGTGCAGTTCGCGTCAAGCGGCTGGGCGGACGCAGCAAACCAGTCCGGCTTCAAGCAACGAAGTTGCCAAATGCGGGCTTGCGGCAGCACCTCTCTCCACTGGCTGACCGCAGACGGCGAGATGCCAAAGATCTCTGCGAGGGGTTTCACCCCGCGGGCCAGTCGGATGGCCGCTGACTTAGTGAGTTGAGCTTCCATAGCGCAATAGCTTAGCACACTGATCTTTTGCTCAGCAAGCACGCTAAGTGAACTGTGTGCGCTAATCCTGCTTAACTATCGAACTGCCGATGAGCACCCTCGCCGAACGGATCAAGGAAGCCATGGAAGGCGCATCCCTGCGCCCCGCGGACCTTGCGCGCGCCACGAAAAAGACCTCGGGCGCGGTGACCATGTGGCTCGGCGGAGGCATCAAGAGCCTAAAGGCTGAGAGCGCAGCGGCACTGGAAGCGGTGACGGGATACAGCGCCGAGTGGATCGTCACCGGGAAGCTTCCGAAGAAGCGGCCGCAGACCGGAATCACAGAAGCGGCGTTCAATCGGGTCATGTGGGACATCGTCGATGAGGGCAACACTGCCGAGGACGATCTCCACAATTCGAAGGTCCGAGTGCCCGTGGTTGCCACCGTTCAAATGGGAGAAGAGGGGCTCTACGAAGAGCTGGCCTATCCTCTCGGGCGACCCGATGGATACATCGAGGGATACAGCCGCGATCCGAACGCTTACGCGCTGCGCATTCGTGGGGATGGTCTGCACCCAGCAATCCGGGATGGGCAGTACGTTGTCGTTGAGCCCACCGCGGCATGCGAACCTGGCGAGTACGTGGTCATCGCCCTCGATGAAGGCCATCGAATGATCAAAGAGTTCATGTTCGAGCGCGGTGGCATCGTGACCGTTCTCAGCGTGAATACTGGCAAGCGCTCCACGTTCGATCGGGCCGGCATCCCGGTCATGCATCCCATCGTCGCAGTGGTATCCGCAAGGCGCTGGCACCCCAACTGATGCCGCTTCGGCTCGCGTTCTCGCGGCTCAAGTGACGTATCTGCAGACCCCTGACACGAACGTCCTGGCTGTTCGGCGAGCTCGGCCCCAGCACACATAACAGCCTCACGCGCGAGTACCGCCTCGGTGCTCACCCCTCCGATTAGTTGACTGCACTAAGTGGTTTACTTAGCGCATCGAGCTTAGTGCGCTAAGCTTGCATCCGAATCAACACCGGACATGCAATGCGCCAACTCGCTCAACTCCATCGCCGCTCGTACGGCAGCAGCCGAACGTCGAACCCCGTCCTCCATCGCGAAACATCGTTGCGCAGCTACCGCTGCCACTTCCACCCCGCGGACCGGAGCGGCTTCCCGGCCGCCTGCGACACGGGCGTCCTGCCATTCGTGCAGGTGAAGGCACGCGACGCTGAGCACGCGCAGCGCGTCGCCCATCAACTGACCGGCTGCTCCATCAGCAACGTCGAGCGCCTCGACGAGGTCGCTGCATGAGTGCGACCCACACGCACTTCCCCCTCGAAGCCTGGGCCGACCGCAATCCGCGCTTGCGCTGGCCCCTCGTGTACCTGCTGCTGCTCCTGCTCTGGGGCCTCGGCGGCTGGATCGCGCCCATCGACTTCTGAGCCCGCGCCTGCGCAGGCTCCCATCACCGGAGACGTCCATGAATTCCATCGCACAGACGGAGTCCACTCTCGCCGTGCCCGCAGCACCGCTCATTGAGCCATGCTCCGCCCCTGCCGCTGACGCGCCGCGTGCGCCGCTCGGTGGCTTTCCTGACCCTGCCGCCGCACAGCGCCAGGCGGATCGCGCAGCCGCTGCCCGGCTGGCCGCACTCATCCCCAAGCAGCGGCTGGAAGACCTGAAGAAACACATCGTCGCCCACGCGCTCGATGAGGCACGCGAAGCGATCCTGGCCGCGGCCGTTGCGGGACGCCGCGCCAGCTTCTGGTCGGGCTGGCGCCATGGTCTCGTTTGGGGCATCCCGATCGGCAGCCTCGCGATCGTCGCAGCAGCAGCCGCCGGCCTGCACTGGGCTGCAGCATGA